GCCTATGCCGTGCCACCTGTGCCGAAGGGGGTGCAGCGTCCCCTGTCGCAATGCACCTTGCCAGCATCGGCGTTTGCGGTTGCTCCGGTCGTGTCGCAGCCGCTGGGAATCACCCAGGAGACGACCCGGTTTTTCCGAACGCCTTGGGGTGAGATTGTGGCCGTCGACAGCCGGGCTTCCCGTGTTCCTCTCGTGTCTGGCTCGGGATGGACGATCTACGCGAATGGCGATGTCAGCACGATCAATGGGGCAGTTGGCGGACAGAATCCTCTGATCCCGATCCAGTGATCAGCTCGGCCACTTGCCATGCGGGCAGGCGTTGCCCCTGTCGAGTGCATAGGATGCGATCCTGCACTGGCAATGTATCAGGGTGCAGATCAGGCCCGAACGCCAGCGGCAACCCTCGCACGCTTTCAGGCGCTGGCGGTATTCTCTGCGGGACTGGACAGCCACCCCGCCGTTATTCCACTCGCGGGAGGCTCGGACAAAATCCGCGATGCGCATTCGATAGCCTCTCGTGGGGAACCCGGCAGGACCTGCACCGGTTCGGGCAATTCCGGCTCGTGACTGAAGTACCACGCGATCAGGGTATCGTGTGCCTGCGGGTCTAGGATCGCAGACACCAGCCGCCGCCGCTGTCCGCCCTTGGTTGCCGCGAGGATCTCCACCGTGTTCCGCGACAGCCTGCCTGTCGTGATGAAATCGACCGCCGCCAGTGCCTTGATCTGGTATTCCCAGAACTCACCCTCCAGCCGGTCCCGCATGTCCTCGGGCATCGGCTGATCATCGGCCAGCCCCATTGCCCGCCTGCACGCGACAGCCTGCCCCCAGAATTGCAGGAACTCCCGCTCCGTGTCGGCAATCACGTGATCGGCTTCCACCGCCTGCAATCGCATCTCGCAGCGTTGTACGCCCTGTGCCTGGTCGCAATCGGTCGCCAGCTTGACCCGCTCGGCATAGAGTCCACGTAGGCCACGCCATCGCTTGTGCAGTTCTCGGACTGCCTGCCGATAACACCCGTAGACTGTGCCGCCAGCCTTGGCAGTGATTGCATGGTCGATCTGCCACGCGGAATGAAAGTGCCGATGATCGCCGAGGATTGTGGTAATCATGCCGATTCTGTTGCAGTCGAAAGCCAGCGGGCCGGTGTTGGCGCATCGGCACCAGCCGACCAGAGGTCTGTACTTGCATTGTATTTATCTGTTTTGGCCGATGCAGCACCGGAACCTGTAAGGCCACCAGAAACGAAACCCGGTGATGTTGAGTTCGACGAATTGCCAGCCCCGTAATACCTGGCGGGGGTCGAGTACCAATAGTCGATCACCGGACCCGCTGCCCATGAGTCTGAACTCGCTGTGTATTTATCAGTCAGCTTCGACAGCACACCAAAGCCAGCATTGCCAATGCAGAACACCCCGATCCCATCTACAGCAAATCCTGTCGCCCCCAATCTCCCTGTGCCGACGCTGGTTTTTGATGTCCACGCATTCGATCCCGGTGAGTATTGATCGTTGTCTGCATAAACTGTCGAACCACCATCTGAGCCACCGACTATGTAGCCATCCGTTCCGAGTGCAAAACCAGTATGGTCCTTTCGCGCTGGCGTTGGCGTATCTGTTTTTGTGGCCCATGAATCGGCAGATGCGTCATACTGATAACTCGTTCGCGATACGGTCCCGGCATCATTGCCCGCGAAGCTATAAGCCTTGCCATCTATTGGAAGTCCGCAGCCTTGATAGCGGGATGCGGTCATCGCGCTCTTGGTTGTAAACGTGTCGGTTGAATGCACGTACTGATTGTTTTCAGTCTCGTAGTATGGAGAAATTGTTGACGTTCCACCGAAGACATAAGCGATGCCGTTCAGTGATGCACTTTGACAACTCGATCTGGCAGGGGTTGGCCCATCCGTTTTCGAGGTCCAAGTATCTTCGATGTATGAATCCGTGTCACGAATTGGCACAGCACCCAACTTGACGCCGTAGAACCACACAACCGGATTAGCTGCAGGCGTGCAGCAGTAGCACCCAGACTGACCAGAGAAGAACGCCGGAGTCTTGCCCGAGTACAACCAGCCCTCGCGGTGAATCAGCATTCAGCAGCCTTGCATTCAAAGCCCCACGGCATAGTCCACACCGCCACCCATTTCCCAGAGGCGATATTGCCGAACCGGTTGTACGCCGTGATGTTGTCTCCCGTGTCTGTGAGTGCAGCGGGATCGGTGCCCGAGTAAATCGAGATGGTCCCGCTGGCCCCCTTGTTCAATGCCGCATCCGTTTTCCCAATGATCATGTAATCGAACTGATGGACCGCCGTGTTCGCCCGCGACGTCTGCGGGAGTTCCTGCTGGCCCTCAACAGTTCGCACCGTCCGCCGAATGCGTTGGACGGCATCATTGGAAAACGTGTTGCCTGCCATCAGGGAGCCCCGTTCTCTTCGACGGTGAGCCACGCAAACGGCCCTTGCATCCCTGTCGAGGTTGACACCGCAAGAGCAATTGAGAGCACGTCACCGACCGCCACTGTCGTGCTCGACAGCGTGCCATCCACCACAGCCTTGTCCGCCGTTGCGTTCGTGATCGTGACCACGCTGGAGAGGATGCTGGTGCCGTTCTTTTTCAGATCGAACGTCACGCTTGCCGCCGTGCCGGTCTCGTTGCAGAGGGCCGCAAACTGGCGGATCGTGCCCGCTACCTCGCAGACGTGTACGATCTCTTCGCGGGCAACGGGCGTTGCACCGATTGCGATGTCGAAGTTCGTCCATGCGCGGTAGAGATGCTGTGCCTTGTCCGCGTCAATCTTCGTGCCGCTGCTGATGTGCTGATCTTCAACAGATCCCGCGTCAAGTTGCAGCGTACCGATCAGTCTTGCCATTATGTCACCCCTGGAAGAACAGAGAAGTTTCGAGCGTAGTAAACGGTGAAGTCCTGGTATGTTGCATTGTCTGGCGTCGGATCGCTCAGCACCGCCCCGTTTTTATCAAGCAATCGAGGCGACGAAACTGGTCGAGGTGTCGGGGACTGGTCCATGATGTGGATTCGACTCGTCCCGCTCTTGTACCGCAAGCCCTGATTGAGCACCTTGAACGGAATCCACTTCTCCCGCCGCCGCTCCAGCGTGTAGCTGAACTCGAAGTATTGATAATCCCCCTCGATCTTCAGTTCGCTGATCTCGATGTCTGACAACTTGGCTTCATACTGCCCGATCACTACACCGCCGATTGTGATCGCCGCGTTGTTGACTGCGTTCTCGTAATCCAGAATGAACGTCGGCACGTCCGCGACATTCTTGGAAACACTCACTGTCCAGTAGGCTCGGTCCACCTCTACGGGCGGGTCGAAGTAATCGCCTGCAGAGTTGAGGATTCCCTTGCCGTTGATGTCACGCCAGATCGCCTTCTGGTAGTTGCTGGTCCGCCATCGAATCCGAGGAGGCCGGTTCAGTGGATTCTCTTCCGACTCGTCTTCCCGCGTCGGCTTGCTGCTGTACTCCGCCTCAATCGTCCATTGCCGAGGAGCCCCGCCGTCTTGCGTGACCTTGATCGATCGGCACAGATGACCGACTAGGACCGGGTGAAACGTGACATAGGGAAGGGGGAGGATCCCGTTATCCAACCCGTATTGGTACACATCGCTCGAAGTGTGGAAATTGTGGTTCGTGACCGCAATCCATTTCCGCGAACTCGTCGAGTCGTACGGTTTGGCGTAGTCCAGAGACTGCCCGCTCACCTCGCCCATCTTGGTAATTGCCATTACTCGATGTCCAATCCTTCAGAGGCCGACATATCTTTGAGTGCCGCGAGTTGTTCCTGTTGAATTTCCAACTGCTGTTGTTGGATCGCCAGCATTTCCGCCTCTTTATCCTGCGCTCGCATTGATGAGAAAATCGCCGAGATAGCCGCGCTGCTGCCCTGTTGCAGTGCCTGAACACCAGAGGTCGCCGCTGTCGGCTGGATCTCCCCTTCCTTCTTCTTTTTCGTTTCTTCCACTCTTGGCGTGATCGGCTTTTTGTTGACTGCTGTTTGCAGGCCGTCCAGAGTTGCTTTCATGCTGTTGGCAACTTCGGTTTGAAGCGTGCCTAGCGTTGTCTGCATCTTCTTTTCGAGTTCGCTGGGAATCCGCTCGGCCACCTGGGGAAGTGCTTCCGCCGTCGCCTTGAACCCCTCCAGAAGAGGAGTCCATGACAGAGACAGAGACTCTGTGCCACCGCTGGCAATGTAATCCCAGATGGCAGTCATCGCCCCGCCGATGTTCTCGCCGAGATTTGCGAAAACAGTCTGCGTGAATGACACAAGATCCGTGAACAGTGCCCGCCAGTTGTTCCCGAACCACTCCATATAGGCCGGGAGCATTTCGGTGAGAACGTGCGCGACCGTGTTGCCAAACTGCACGAACGCCAGTTGTACTTTCAGAATCCCGATCTCTGCGTATGCTCGCCAATTCGTGACGTATGCAATCGCCTTTTGAATCGCCGGAACAACATACGAATAGATCGTGTCACCGACACCAGCGAACCTGGTTTGTACTGACTCAATGCTCGGCAGGACTTGAGAGGCCACCATCTCCGCCACGGCCTGCAGGGTCGGAAGGATTGCCCCCCCGATGCTCTCGCCGATGTCCCCGATCACGTTGCCCATGCGGGTAAACGGATCACTCACCGCCTGTGCCGCCCCGCCGAATTCCTTTTGCAGTTCCCCGAGGATCACCGCCTGTGCTCCGGCAATGTCCCCCACCTGCATCATCTGCTTGATCTGCTGTTTCTGCTGCTCACTGAACGACACACCAACGCGCGACAGTGCGGTTATCCCCTTGATCGGGTCGTTCAACGCCTTCCCCACCTGCACCACAGATGATTGCAGGTCCTGCCCCATGACCGCCGATAGATCCTGTGCCGCGACAATCGCGGACTTGAACGTATCCCCCCGGATCTGCGTAAACGTGGCCAGCACACCGGCAGCCCCGATGGTCGCATCGTCCTCAAAGTCGGTCACCCCAGCAGCACCGCCCGTGGATGTCAGCACAGCATCAAGTTTTTTGCTCGATCGCTCAGCCTCGCGGGCCGATGTCATCATGGCACCGATGGTCCCCGTGACCATCTTGATCGCCTGAATGGCCATTTGGGCTTGGATGAATCCACCCGCTACGCTGGCCTTCATGGCCCGTGCCTGCTCGCGTGCAACCATTGCCTGTTGCTTCACTTGCAGGTTTGCCACTTTCTGCGACGACTCTCGCACCGTGGCAACACTTTTCGCCATGCCGCCAGCCATTGCAGCCGACGCCTTGCCAATGCTCTCGATAATTGACCCAACGCCACGCCCGACACCAGCCGCAGCCGTTCCGCTGGCCGAGACGATCCCGCTGAAGGATCTCGCCACATTCGCTGTGGCACTGCCCACAGCGGTCGCCAGTTGTGCCGCAGCAGATCCCGCCGCCTGTAGCGGCAACGTAAATCCCGCAGTGTTTGCGGTCAGATTCGCGACTAGATCACCGACTATCGCCACCGGTCACCCTCAATTGCTTGATGCCTCTGACCACCTGATCCGGGGAAAGTTCCTTCGGCTTCGGCGTGTCGATCGGTCGGTATGCCTGGATCACCTTGGCCATGTCGGGGGCTTTGCCGGTGAGACTCGCGACAGCGAGAGTCGAGGAAACCGCCGCCCGGAAATCGTCGGCACGTTTGCCCCAACCCTCGATCTGTGCGAACGCCTGCAATGTCGTCACCTGCCGGGGAGTGAGTTCGTCTAGCAGTTCTTCCCACCTTGCCAACCGATGATCCTGTGCCGCAAGTCGCATGACGAACAGCACCAGATCATCGGCAGCTAGTTTTTTGCGGCTTTCTCCACGTTGCCGCCCGACGAGACTTTCTGAATCGCCTCCCCAATCTGCCGCAGCACATCAACAGGGATGTCGTCGATCTCGGAATCCCCGTCCGCAAACAGAGGATTCCCCGCCTCATCAACGACCGCAGTCCGCACCAGGTAGCGAAGACTCCCACTGTCATCAGACTTTGCGAGTTCGTCGAAGTGCAGACCCTCCCGCAGCGTGAGACTTCGCACGAACACCGGTTCGCCGTTGATCTCGACCGCTTTGGGAACTCGCTTCAGAAGTGCTTTCCTGCTCACTCGTCTTCATCCTCGTCTTCGTCTTGCGGCATCTGGTCCCAGTTCGGGCCGGGGACATAGGTGCCGTCGGGATTGTAACCTGTGATGATGCCCGCGTCGTACAGCGGGAAGTCCTCCGGGGAGATTCCCGCCGATACCCTGCGGGCTGCGTGCTGTGCCTGCCGGAAATCGTCGGGAGTCATGGCCGCACGTTGCAAGCATTCCTCGTCTTCCGGCTCGGCGATCCCCATGCGGACCAGCATGTAGGAATCAGGCCGCGACACAACAGCCCCGAGTCTCCAGAACTGCACCGGCTCCATCTGCCCGTTGCGCCACGTATCGCGCGTGACTGTCTGGGCCTGCTCCTCCTCAGACAGCACAGCAGAGGGGCTGATCTCGATGTCTTCGCGAATGATCTTGGCTTGCATCAGCTAGGCCACCCCGGATCGCCGGTCACAGTGTAGGTGATCGAGGCTTTCAGGCCGTCATCCATTGCGACGGTCGCACCGAACTCCACGCCAGCCGAGGTAAACGCCTGATTCGTTGCAGCCGTGTCGGCATAGATGATTCGCATCGCATTCGTTGCAGGGGTCGCGATCAGGTCAGTCACTGCCTGATGTCCTGCCAAAGCCGGATCATAGAAGATCTCGGCAGACACCTGGCCGGGGTTGCTGTAGCCAGTCGGCGCGAACGTCTTGTAAACGCCGCCGTCGAGTGTCGTAGACTCGAAGGTCTCGGACCCGCTCCCGCTGTGCTCGATGGAAAGGATCTGCGCGATGTCAACGAGACTCGCGGAAACCGTGTGCTGAAGTTTCGTTCCTTTGCACTTCACAATCGCCATTGTTCACACCTCCTAAGTGTGTTGAATCGAGAACTGAAGACTCCGCACGTAATGCCGCTGGTCCCGACCATCGCCGGTCAAGATCGTGTCATCCCGTGCATTTTCCCAGAGGACCGCGTTGATGGTGTCGCTGGCTCCCGCTGCCCCCACGTAGTCGCGGAGAAACGTCTCCACGGCACCGGCCAGCGTAATTGATGCCGGTCGGTTGCTGGCGTAACAGTCGATGTCCACTTCGGTCTTCCGCAGTGTCCCGCCTGTTCCGTCGAGTCGCTTGTATGGATCGTGACCGGTCTGCGTGATGATCACGTAAGGAGGCTTGACACCCTCCGCAGCGTTGTCGAGGAACACCGCATCAAACGACACGCCGCCGACAGTCTGGGCTGGGACCAGCGTCGTGATTGATGCTTGAGCGAGTAGCAGTGTGCGGAGTCCAATTTCAATTGCCATCACTTACCTTTCGTGGCACGTGCTTTTTCGATTGCCTTGGTAATCTCTGCACGAAGAACGGCAGCAGCCGCATCTTTGCCAGCGGCAAACCCTGCCGGAACGATTTTTCGATATTGCGCCGCATCTGAAGAGCCAGAGGCAGGGACTTTTCCGGTAGGGTGCCCGAGATTGCCGAATGTTGCCTCCATAGCTCGTGCCGCAATTTGGCCAGCCTTGGTTTCCGCTTTCATCTTCTGCCGTCGCTGCTTTGTGCCAACCATCAACCAATGGATATTTTTCCCAGCCATGCCGACGCCACGTTTACTTTTTCCACGCTTTGCCACCTTCTCGTAGGCATCTCCGACACCCGCTCCCGCCTTGGCTACGAATGCGTCTCGCTTCGTTTCCTCAGCTCGGCTGCCGATCAATACTTTCAGTCGCTTCTTGTCCGATGGAACTTGCGCCTTCATTTGTTTTGCCAAGATCCTAACGGCTTTTTGCAGCCCAGTACGCATTCCTTTGCGGGCCTTTGCTGGTGCAATTGTGTCAAGACTTTTGATAAGAGCCTTGTCACCAGTCAATTTCAGTGAGGCGATCCGTTGCTGTATGCCGACCTGAACAGCACGCTGTTTGGCAAAACTTTTGAAGTCTGCTTTTGTGAATACCGGCTTTGCCTTAGCCATCGGTTGCGACCTCCGTCGCGATAAACCGCACCATCTCGCTACCCTCGTCCACATCAAGAGGCGGGCTTGCGATGTTAAAGACGCGATCCCCCATCTTCAGCCGCTGCTTGACGGTTAACGCCTTGCTCTGCGGATCGGCTCGCATCGTGATCTGATGTGTGATGTCTGCTGCAATCTCTGGCCCTCTGTCAAACTCACGGCTTCCGCGCGTGACCATCCGACACCAGCGAACAGCTAACGTCACCCAGTTCCCCGGCGTGGTCTCGTCGATCTGGCCAGCACTGTTGACGCTCGCCGACAGTCGCTGCACCTCAACGCGCTGTGATAGGTGTCCCGCCCTCATGCGTAGTTCCCCCACTTGAGACGATCAGTGAGGGCCGTATATGACAACTCGATTTCCTTCGAGATTGTGCCAGTCAACACGGATTCGCGGTTCTCAACCCAGTGACTGGCCAGCAACAGGATCGCTTGCTTCGCATCTTCCGGCACCGCACTGGCTGCACCGTATCCCGCCACCATCGTCACCAGGACAGCCCCAAACCTGTCGTAGGTCGTTGGCCATGTCTGCCCGAATGCGGGTCGAATGATGACCGGCTCGGCGTACAAGTCGGCTTCATACGTGCTGGCCGCCAGCGTCTGCAGTGCGTTGTTCCCATCGTAGTACGTGATCCCGCTGATCGACTGGATCGGCAGGATGTCCGGCACGAGGTAGGACGGCAGATAGTCGAGTGAGAGAACAACAGTCTGCGTGCACAGCTTCCGCCGCGTGTCTTTTTCGACCAGCAGCCGCGCCGTTGTGATCAGGCTGGCAAGACGTGCGTCTTCGTGGCCGTGATCGATCCTCGCGTGCTCTTTCAACTCCGCCACGCTGACCGGCTCAACCGTTGGAGGCACGCTCACGCGCAGCGAAGAGCGAACCCCCCGCATTGACTCCAGCGGCTTAGCACGGTTCCACGGCATGGCTTATCGCCCTCTGTTCTGGCGACGTGCTGCCCGCTCGTACTGCGGGACCGCTGTCGCCTGTTCGATCTCTTCCGGGGCGGGCTTGGCAATCTTCCGCCTGACGAGGAGGTTTCCCACCCCATCAGGCGGATCGATTGTCTTGCCCGCCCGGAATCCCTTCCACGTCTGCAGGAGAACCAACCGCATTAGGCAGGCACCCGCAGAATGTTGCCGAAGTTCCGCTCGGTCGCAGTGACCGGCGTGTCCTTCGCCCGCGACAGCAACGCGAATGCCGTCGCATAGGTTCCGGCAGCACCATCGCCACACGTCGCCACCAGGTCGAGATACCGCTTGCGTCCGCGAAGGTCGATCTCGAACTTAAAGCACTTGTTGTCGTCGGTCGCCGTCGGGAGGGCCGAGGTAGTTCCCGCGATCCCGGCAGACGTGCCATAGACAAGGCCGGTCACATCGGCAAAACCGCTGCCGCTGGTGTCGGACTCCTGCATCTTGAGGGCCGTCATCGCGATGTCGGTTGCCCCGAGGTAAACGTAGACCTCGCAGTAGTCGTACCCAGCGGTATCGATTTCCGACGTGCTCAGACTGGCATTGTCCACGATGGCAGCCGGGGGAGTGACGCTCACCCATCGGGTGTTCTGTGCATTGATCATGTAGGCTCTCCTTACGAAGCCGGGGTCTTCAGCATGATCACCGGGCCAGCAACGGTACTGGTCCCCTTCTCATGCACGTTGATGTCGAACCGCTCGGTCCCACGGATGGCGAGTTGGTCGTATTCGAAGTAGCGGCTTCCATCGACCGCCACTGAGATGCCACGCCGCGAACCCATCGAGGCCGCAAGGTCGAGATTGCCGAGGTAGGCAATACCGTCGGTTGAGGTCTGGGCCGTGGTCGTGCTGTTCATCACCTGCACGATCTCCACGGGGAACCCGAGGAACTGCAGGGGAGCACCGCCAGCGATCTGGGCCACCGTGTTGCCGCCAGCCGCTTCGGCCAACCGCAGCATGGAGTTGGCCCAACCCACGCGGGAGATGTACCACCGCGCACCGTTGACAGCGTACTGAGGCAACTTGCCCACCATCGACTCAAAGTCTTCAAGGTCGAGGG